TTTAGCTTCTTCAACAGATTTTGATCTAACTTCGTCAAGGTTGATTTCATTTTTAACTTCTTCAGTCATAATAATTTCCTTGTTTAAAGTTTTAGAACGGCCAACGCCAACAAGTCTCGATTGATCAGCTGGGACTGATACAGAAGAAACTTCCATAGGAGTCCAATTAGCTTTGTAATACGTTTCATCATCTTTGTTGTAACGTTCTAATTTGTTAATTTTATAGCCGACAGAAATATTCATACGAATACCATCGACAACATCTTGAAAAACCTCACGAGCTAAATCAGATCTTCCGAATCTGACTACAGCAACTGTCCGTTTTGCTGCCTCATCAAGTTTAAATTCTTCTATAACACCAATTTGCTTAGTCATATCATGATCAAGCAAAAGCGGAGCTCGCCCAGATGCGATAAATGTCATGTCTATATCATCTGAACTATGTCCTAGCACTTCCATGCCAAAACTTCTTTCAACAGGTTCTTCAGAAGAAACACCGATTCTAACTCTTCGATTCTCCTCATCAATAAATTCTGATCTAGATAAATCAATAGTTCTATAATTAATATGTAAATCAACTACATTTCTATCTTTCTCTTCATCATCATGATAAGGACGAGCAGATTCTTCTATTTCTACTTCATCACCTTCCACATCCTCATGTTTAGCAAATTCGACAATTACTTTATCATCAGTCTCGCTGACATTGAGGATATGTCTATCTTCTTTATTCATAGCATTCTCCTCTTTATTTATAGATAAAGGATGTTTTTCCAATTCTAAAGAATTGAAATCGTTAAAATCCCTAATAGGATTAATTTTTGTTAGAGTACTAAATTTGTGACCTACTTCTATATCTGTAGGTTCACCACCTCTATAAAGCTGTATTAGTGCTGCAGGATCATCTTCTGTTCCTGTTAATGAAAGAGAACTATTTGGAATATTAATTTTTCCATCTCTTTCTATTTTTATAATTTTACCTCTTGCTCTTCCGCCAGATGTATCCCAACTTACAAAGTCACCAACTTTTAATGCATCAGGTAAAGCTCTATCTTGTTCTTTTTTCATTTTTTCCACCAATTTTTTTGACCAAGAATAACCTGCATCTCCTCCCCACAAGGCCCAAGCAATTCTACCGTTAGAAGGATAGCCATCTTCACCAGGGCTAAAACCTTCAGCTTTTTTATCTACTTCATGTCTACTAAAAAAACTATACATTCTTTTAACAGTATTATCAGATAGATTTTCATTTGCTACAATTTGTCTAGCTCTTGTAGCACCAACTCTTGTACCGCCTCTTCCATGTTCTTCACGCCAATCTAAGCCTCTTTGTGCTTCTGTTTTCATTCCATCATTTGGCTTAGGCATCGTCATCACCACCTTGTATATCAGGTTCTACTGGTAACTTAACACCAAACGGTTGGAAAGCAGTTTTAATTCCATATTGTTCTGCAAGTTTTTGTTCTCTTTCATGTTGCTCGAATAACTCTTCAACATCTCTACCATAATTAGCTTGTACATCTTGATAAGTAACTAAACCAGATTGCATACCATTTATAGATGCATTCATTTCTTTTTGTGGATCTACCCACTGGAATGATCTACCTATAAATATTGTGTTATCTGCAAACTTATCATATTTGCTCATAGGTAAAGGTATATTATTTGCAGGATTCATAACTATTGCACCTACAGATATTGACATTTCTAACCATTTTTCATAAACAGGTCGCATAAAATGATCAATAACAAACTTTTGATATAGTTTATACATTTCTCTATCTTCTAAAGCACCAGCTCTTAATGAACTATAATTAACAGAAGATAAGTCATTTGTTAAAGCATGATAAGAAATATTCAAACCTGATGCTACGCTTCTTAATACACTTGTTGTAAAAGCAGAAAAAGCTGTACTTGGGTGATCAGGATCAAAAGATTTAAAATCCATACCTGCAGGCAATTGCTCGAATGAGCCTGCTTGAGCTTCCATAATAGGAGTAAATGTATCTTCTAAATCATCACCTACATATCCGTCACCATCTGGTGAAGTAAAAAATCCCATTTTAGATGCTGATACACGAGCAGCTGTTATTTCTGCTTCTAAATAACCATTAAGCATTTTAATGTTTGGCATAGCTGCAGCTGTAAAAGGAACACCTCTATTTTGTTCAGCTCTTGTAGGTAAATATGCATGTATTATTTCACTTGCTGGCACTCTTATATGTTCTTTGGGTGACATATAAGTATTATCATAAGGGTGGTTTTTAAATAACCAATATGCAACTGGTTTATCGTTTTTATCAACCTCAACACCCATTTTAATTCTATTTTTTGTTTTAGGGTTTACTTCGTTTTTAGTTTCATCTAAATGATCAGCTTCTAAAAATTGAATCTTATAACCATATTTAGAATCTTTAGTTTGTACATGTCTTACTAAAACTTCACCATCTCTTGCTAATGATTCAACAAATAATTTTTGACAATCAATAAAAGATTGTCTACCATTTAATGTACAGTTACCCATTCTTGACCATTTAGCAAACTCTGTTTCTACAACTCTATTGCCAATAATATCTAATGAACCGTCTGTATTTCTTGCTTTTACACCTAATCTAATTCCGTTTGATCCAATAATATTAGAAACCATAAGATTAAGATATCTAGCAACAAAAGAATCGTTTCTTGCTAAATCTCTACTTCTTTCTCTTAAAATTCTTAATTGATTTTTTATTTCAGCATCTGCTGATGTACTTGAAGCTCTGAAATCTTCAAATAATCTACCAGTACTTGCTCCTGCATATTTTCTGTACATAGGAGTTTTACGTACTTTTTTATCACTTCTTCCTATTATTTTGTCATACCAAGCCATATTTAAAACCTAACTTTAATTGTATTACCGGAATCTTTCTTATTTTTGATTCTTGCTTTCTTAACTTCTTTTAAATATTCAGCTTTGTATCTGTCTCTAAACTGTAATAATTCATCAATAGTTAATCTTGACAATGATCTACCAGCAATACTCATTGAACTTTGATCCATTGTCGCTCTATTTTCTATTACAGCTTCAATCGCATCTAAAACTTTCTTAGCATGGGATCTTACTGAAGATGTAGTTGTTGCATAATTTTCTTGTATTTCTGTAAAACCTTCTGATAATTTAATTCTTGCAGAATCAGAAGACCTAGTTATATATGCAACCCAATTATATTCACCAGATGTATATGTTGTTGTATTACTTACCTCGATAAGGTATTCATCATTAGATTCTGTTGCAGTTAAAGTAAAATTAGCTGCAGTTGAACCATCAACTAAGTTGAATTCATAAGATAAAGTATAAGATGCAGTAGGGTAATCAGTGGACAAGTCTGTTCGTTTCCACGCCCAAAAATCTCCTAACTGCAACTCATTAGGTTCTGATGTAGGATAGTTTGTACTATCAAATTTATTGGCCATAAATAAAAAATAGTTTTTTTGATTATACTATTATTTATATCATGAAAAACCTCAATTTGTAATTATTTTCAGAAACATTATTTTTTCTTCAAAACCCATAAACAGTTTCTACTTTCAGCAGGAAACATAGGTGCCATTAAATTACTTAGTATATTTGTATCAAAATATTCACTAACTGTTTCAAAATATTGCTTCTGCCAGTCATTCATCAGAGGTTTATAATCTCTTATTGATGCAAAGGTTCCATACTTATTCTCAACAGTAAAATATCTTTCTAATATATCTTGTAGTTCAAAATGTTCAAATTCACAGATTTCACCATTAATAATATGATTAGCTGCAGCTCCTACTTGTTCATCATAGTTTGGCGTAGATAATAATATTGTTGTATTTTCATCTGCAAACTTACACATATTCTCTAAAAATATATCTGCATTCTTTTTACCTATATGTTCTATAACTTCAAAACTACAGATTAAATCATAAGTTTCGACTGTAGGTTCTATATCAGAACATAAATCTAAAGTTTCAAATGATGCCCATTCTACATTTTCATATTTTTCATTTGCATCATTCATTGTTTTTTCTCTTACATCAACTCCTAAATACTTTTCGCATTTAAATCTATTTCTGTAAAATACTTCTAAACAACTACCTGTACCACAGCCCCAATCTAAAACTTTCATGCCAATTTTTGCTCGTTTTAGTACATGGGTCCATCTTAAGTAGTGAGCAAATTGATCACGATGATAAATATGTCGCTCCATTGCTGTATCTGGATTTAATTGTGTTGTGTTATATTTTTTCATAATATACTCCTTGTTGTGAAAAAATTTGATCAGCAAGATTACAACTATCTTGCCAACGTGGGTTAGAATCGTCTGCTATTTTAGCTATTACAGCTTTTATTCCTACTTGGCACATACCTTTTGCACATTCATGGCATGCATGTAAACCATAAATAAACATTGTGGCACCTTCTAAAGAAACACCATTTAATGTTGCATGATAAATACAATTCATTTCTGCATGTATAGTGTATTTATATTTTTGTTCTCTATCTTCGTATAAAGAAGGTTTATCTGGAAATTGTCTTGGAAAACCGTTATAACCTTGTGATAATACTTGCCCTTTATTTCCAATAGCTACAGCTCCAACTTGTGTTGAAGGGTCTTTACTCCAAGTAGATATTTCTTTTGCAAGATTTAAATATCTATCTTTCCAAATATTTGAAATGTCTTTCATAAATATGTAAATTTTGTACTTGCCAATAAATTAAACCTGAATCATAACATAAGTCATTACTTAGTTTATTTAGTATGTATTGATGCCAAGCATAATCGTTTTTGTAACCATAAACAGCATCATTAGACCTCATCTGCACCACACAATCAACTTGTGAGGATAAGGAGTTAATATAAAAGCTAACTGCATTAGTGCAGATAAAATCGTTCTTGCCGTTATCTTGATATTCTTCCCATATACTAGGTCTTGTATAAACCATAGTTGCTCTTCTAGAATTACTATTACGTTGTAATTCTTCTTTAGCATTATTATATTGATTAAAATATAATGGGGAGTTTATCAATCTTCCGTAATTTGAATTAATTTCTCCATTCTTATCTGCTGTATATTTCCATGCAGCAGGAGTTGGATCATAATCTATATCATGTATATTAGTTGATCCTAATTTATACCAATTTATTTCTGCATTAATGTATTCTTGATTAACTTTACCAAATATTGTAGGTTCATCAGCTATAAAACTAGCTCCTAATATCTGTATTGTTTTGCAACCTGTTTTATCAGTAATAAATTGCTCTTTGTTATACATTGTTTGCAATGTATTGCGAATATCTGATACATTCATTTTTTCTTTTTTTCTTTTAAGAATGCACCATAAAAACTTGCATAATTAATTAAGTCTAAAACTGAATCATAAGCAGATTCAAAATTAGCTGTTTTACTTTCAAAAGCTAAAGATTCTAATCTTTTAACTTTAGTATGTATCATAGTTAAATAAGATGCATCATCGTATGGAAAGTATTCTTTCTTTGATTCTGAACCTTTTGATTTATAATCTTCGCCTTTTAATTCTTGTAAAGCTGCTGCTTCACTTAATACTGAATGCATAATTTACTCCTTATCTAAAAAATCTAGTTTACCTATATTATCAAAATGTTGTGGCGCTTGCCAATCTTTTGGTTTAACAAGATCAGGTAATCCTAATGGATTTGGTCTTGTATCTTTTACACCAATATCTTTTTGCATATTTGCATGATGTACACGTTTCCACGCTTTTTTAATATCTACATCAAATGCATCTAATGAACCTAACGCGATTACAATAATATCTATAAAAGCATCTACTACTTCATCTGATTCATGATTATCAATTGCTGTAAATAATTCGTCTAATTCTTCTTGTATAAAATTAGCTCTAAATTGCAAGTAAGACATTTTCTTTTCATCACTTGCTTTATTAATAAAGCGATATATTTGATAATATCGGTTTAATTTTTTAATGTCACCAATCATTGATTAATTAGCTTGTAAAGTTATAATAGTATTTTCTATATCTCTGATAACAGCTCTAAATTCTCCATGTGATGTTTGTTGTAAAACCTGTATTTGCTGTCTTCTAGGTAAACCTAATAATCTAGATCTTTCAGCTTCTAATGCTTGTATTAATTGTTCGTTTGTCATAATTAACTCCTTTTTAAATTATGTTGTTTGTTTATAAGTCTATTGTACTAAAAAAATATAACTTTGTATACACTTTTATATGATTATTTCCAACTATTTATCCAACCAGTTTGTCTTGGTCTTCTTTTAACAACATCTTTACCATGTTCTTTTTGTGTTGATTTATTTTGTTTTATTAATGCTTCAATACGATCATAGTTAGGTTGCAATATATACACTGCAGCAAATGCATAAACTAATGTATCTAATGCTTCATTGTTTCTTGTTTTTTTAACCCATTGAAACTTTTTAGCACCTTTAACATATTTAACAACTCTTTTTTCTGATGTTAATTGTTTAAAGTATTCTTCATCTACTGTAGCAGGAAAATGAATTGTTGCATTTTCCGCTTTTATTCTTGAGTAAATAACTTCTTTAGCTGTATCTGTTCCTACAGGATATAAAACATGTCTTGATCGACCTACAAATGAAGGTCTGCCTGCAATTGGTTTTTGTGTTTGTGACGAACCTTTGATTGCAAATATCTTTCTATGTACTCTTTTTGAAGTATAAGCATAAACTTGTTGCGTATGATGACCACCTGAATCGATACATGTTGAAACTATTTTTAAAACTTTATCATCTTCTCTTGTAAATGAATTTAACAAGTATTGATCTAAGTCTCGCCAAACATGTGTAGATGAAGGATCACCAAATATAACTTTGTAATCAACAACCCAACATTCATTATTATGGGACCAACCTACAACTTGAGCTTCTAAACGATCACCCTGTACGTCAACACCACAAGTTAATAACAATACTTCATTAGGAATTGTTTCATGATCATAAGTTTCACGTTTATCTAATAACCCACCGTATTCAATACTTTCCCCTGGATCATCGAATGTTCTACCTAATGCTGTATTAACCCAAGTTTTAAGCATTTCAGGTTGATTCTTGACATTGTAAAAATCTACAGCCATATCTACCCAAGTTCTCCATGGACTATAAAGCTCAGATATATGAAATCCTGCTACTTTTTTAGTTTCATTTTCTGCAATCCATTGTCCATTTTGTAGCATCCACATTTTTTTAGATTCAGGTATTACTGTTTCACAATGTTTACATGTATATTCTGCAGTTTCAGGTTTAGATTTCTCCCAATGTATTTGTTCCCATTCTAAAACTTGTAATGTAGCACAATGTGGACAAGGCACATGATAATAACGTTTATCTGATTCTTCAAAAGCTACTTCTATACGTGATAATCCTTTAATTGTAGGAGTGGATGTAATAAATACTTTTCTATTCCAAAAAGTGGTTGTACGTTTTATAGCTAGATTAATAGGATCACCTTCTGCTCCTGCAGATGTTTCGTATCTATCAACCTCATCGCATAAAAGTATACGTATTGGTCTAGAAGCTAGTCCTGCAGGTGAATTTGAACCTACAATGTTAATATTACCTCCTGGAAACTTTTTAGAAAGTACAGTATTACCAGAATCCCTACTTTTGGGGTCTTTTACTTTAGTTCTTAGTCTTTCTGAATCACGAATCATATTAGCTAAACGATCTTTTGACCATGCTTGCGCCATAGCTAATGTAGGTTGTAAAACTAATGTAGGAGATGGATCTTGATCTATAAAATAACCTACTATGTTATTTAGTATTTCAGTAGCTCCAACCTGTGCAGATTTCATAAAAACAATTGTATTGATTCTATGATCGTTAGCAGCATCCATAATTTCTTTTTGATATGGTGCTCTATCTGTTCTCCATTGTCCAGCTTCTGATGAAGATTCAGCAGATAACACACGATATCTGTCAGACCACTCAGAAACTGTTAAATTAGGTGGTGGATTCCATATCTTTTTTGTCGACAAGAGTACTTTCTCTATATTCTTGCGGTATTGGGTCATTTGCTAGTTCCTCTAGTGCTTCATATATTGATTGTTTAATGATTTTTTCAACTTCTGCAAAGTCTTCTGATGCTAATACTAAATGTGCAACTTTATTTGGTATTGTTAATAGCTTTCCTCTGCAATTTGATGTGTAATTAATCCAAGTTTCCTCAACTTGATCAGTAGGAATGAGTTTTCCCTCTAAAACAGCAACGTCGAGCTGCGCTTTATCAGCTTGTGCCTTAGTTAGACGTGTTTTTTCTTCAGTTATGTCTCCAGAACCATCTTTTGATGAATATCTGCCTTGTTTTTGCAAAAAAGCTATGTAAGAGCGCCTACAATGGTCTAAATCTAATGGATTTGCACCTAATTTAGCCTGAAAAACATCATTATTGATCAATTTTCCAACATTTTGGACCGTCATGAACAGATGTTCTGCTACTTCTTTTCTAGTTGCCATTGCTTAATATTAAACCGGTTATATGGGACCTACGTCTAGAGAAAGAGTTCGGCGCGAATAACCACATAGATATCGCCCAGAAAGGAACCGCAAAATCTGGAAGCATACGTATCATAATGAATCAAGTGTCCTTAAACTATATGGGTACAACACATGTAGTGGTATTAAGGCACAACGTCCTTTGTTTAGTTCTATCTTTTTATATTCTTCACGTAATAGGCATTCAATTATACTTAATGGCTTAATCCATAAATAACCGTTAACAGTATGTATGCACCATACATCTGCTTTAGTTGTTAGGATATCTCCAGGCTTGTTATTCTTTTCATATTCAATAATAATATTACCTGTTGTTTCACTACGCTTATCGTATTTAACCTCTACACTCTTACTAATCTCAGGTATCCAGATATCATAATCAAGGAATTGTCCTTCTATTCTTACAGCTAATGGGTATTTTTTCTTTAATGTATTTAATACTTTCTCTTCGTATTTAATACCTATACTTAACATCTTAGCGAAACTCATCTTGTTTTATATCCTGCTTTTCTTACATAATAATCTGCTACCTTCTTAAACTTAAGAGGTAAATGTATATTAACAGCTTTCTTAGCAATTCTATGAAATGGAAATATCTTCTCATACTTAGGATTACTGTAGAAATTAATTAATAGTTTTAATTTAGCATTCTTACCTTTACCTGTACGCTTCCAAACACCTGTATGACCTTTAATTGTTGCAATAAATTCATTCTTACCTTTAACTAAACCGCTACGTCTACCTGGAATATTACCAAATTGGTTCAATCGTTTGTTAGCTTTAATGGGTATACCTGTATTATTTACTTTACGTACACCACCAAATACTGCAAACCTTATAAATTCATCGGCCCATTCTCTAAATGTAAGTGTTACAACAGGCTTAGTTTTCTTAGCGTATTTAATAATTAATGCATTAAGTGTTTGTGGTTTAGGTCTATCAAGATATTTCTTCATAGCTGTTTGTTCTAATTGCTTAGCTCTTTTAGCTGTTTCATTTAATGTTATATAAGTTATTTTAGGCACATCTATATTTTTGAAACGTTTTAAATCTCTACTAAACTCTTTTATATTACTTTTTACTGATACTCGCATATTTCTTTATTCTTGGATTTAGTTTTCTTAATGATTGTTTTATCTTATACAAGTCTTCACCAAATCCTATTAATAATTCTTGTATTGTTAATATTGTAACACCTTCCTTGTTGCCATACTTTTTAAAGGCTAACTCATGATCACAATCGTTTTTACATATTATGTAATCTTTATCTTCATAATTTATAAACCAAAACTCATGTTCTAGCTTTTCAAAACCTAAACTATTAGCTTCATCTATTAATGCTTCATAAGCTCTATGCATCATGTGTAATAACTCTAGCTTATTATTTGTTATAAATATATTATCATCATAATGCTTTAATGCTCTCATAAATCTAGTTTTTAATTCAGGTCTTATACATTGTACTAATCGATCCATATTCCATGATTCATCAATATATGTTTTTAAATCATATACTTTCTTATGAGCTTCATATAATTCATTATTTATTTGTTTAGCTTCTAGCTCTTTTATTCTTTCTTCTTTAGTTACATACATAGTTACTTTTCTCAAATGTTGGGTATTAAAAATAGTTACATTGGTTACATATACCTATAGGTATATGTATGTAACCAAATATGTAACTCTTTTTTTAGTATACCGATGGTTACAATGTAACTAAAATGTAACGAATGTAACTGTTTATGTAACTGTTTTAATTTGGTCATATTTCTTGCTTTGATATCCTTTTTTATCTTCATGATATATCTTACCAGCATCGGCTAGTCTCTTTATTCTTTGCTTAACAGTACTTTCTTTAAGATCGCCCTGTGCTGCTATGATTTCTTTTTGTTTTACCCATATATTAATAGGATCAGTATCTTGTTCTTTTGCAAATTGTGCTTGTAATTCTGCTATAACTAACATTGTTTCATCTATTTTAGAATCATCTTGTTGATACATATCTTCTTTAGGTGCTTCTACTAATACACCAGATGTTAGCCCTGGATAGTTAATTAAGTCTATTTCTTTAAACTTAAAGTACTTAGGCATCATAGCTTTACCATCTTTGACAAGTGTTTGATTAAATTCTACAAACATTTCTTCATCAGGGTCCTTACGTTTAACAGAAAACTCTGCATCTACAGCAGCAGGTAATACTGAACTACCTCTTGCTCTCCCATTAGAACTATGCCCTGTATGATGTATCAATGCTATACATGACTTAAATGTTTGCTTTAAATCATCTACTCTTTCAATAAAACGATTCATATCTTCTGTACTATTCTCATTACCGCCACCAAAATTACGCGCTAATGTATCAACATATATAGTTCCTATATCACCAAATTCTTCTGCTACATCTTGTATATGTTCTTTTAATTGTGTATGATCTTTTTCATCTAAAAACCTTACTCCACGATCTGATATAAATAGTTGTGATTTATGTAAATCATGATGATAATAATGCTCCCATGCTTGTACACGTCTAGCAATACCACGTTGACCTTCACCTGCAAGATATATAACAGGGCTTTGTTGGCACTTATGTTTGTGCCATTCAATACCTAAACTAGAACATAGCGCCATATCAATAGCTATAAATGATTTACCACTTTTAGGTGCTCCATATATGTCTACAACTGATTCTTTCTCTAGGATATCTTCTATTATCCACTCTGGCTCTCTTATATTAGTAATAAGATCACTTATCTGTCTTAATACAAGTGTTCCTCTACGAGCCTCTCGTGTAGCCGTAGATATATAATTTTTAAAAGACTCTTTGTTAAAATCTTTACGTTCAAATGCATCATATAAATCATCTTTTTCATTAAATGTATCTGGTATATCTGCTATCTTTACAGTACATTTTTGATTTATAAGATATTCGCTTAATTCTTTAGCACATTTACTACCTGCTTCATCATTATCTGGCCAAATAATTACCTCTTTACCTGCAATAACTGACCAATCAGCTTTTTTCCATGAATTAACACCGCCATGCCAACAACATACAGGTCCATCATATAGTTCTAATGCTCCTTTAGCTGCTTTTTCACCTTCGTTAATTAATACAGAGCCTTCTCCTTGTGTTAAATATATAGGCATTAATCCATTTGGGCGTTTTGCATACCAAATATTATTTTCTTTAGTAAATGGCGCATATTTTTGTTTAATCTTGTAATTATCAGGAAAGCGCATAACAACAAAATCATCAGAATATTTAGTAAATACAACAGAATCTTTAGCAAACTGTTTCATTTGATCAGATGTAAATGATTGATGTGTTTTTGTTGATGTAACTGTATTTTGCATAACAGGTTTATTTATATTTAATATAGTGTCTCGATCTTGATTAAAATAATCAATCAACCATATAACTCCTCCTCCTTGGTCCTCTTCAAAACTATAAAACAATCCTGT